CGAACACCTAGGCGCGGGCGCGTATACATGAAGCAATTCTGATAGAGTTACTATACTCCTTGTGTCTCTAAGCGTCAAGTGTCCTGCAGGTGCTTATGTCTAGCACCGATCTTGTTGTCTATCGCAAAATAATTGTTGTCTGTCTATACCTAGCGCGGATGGAGGCGGGAGATAGCTAAAATTTGCTTTAGTGTACTAAAGGATATTACGATTAGAGGCGTGGAGCTAGCAGGAGACATATAAAACATAGTGTAGTAGTATGTTTTAACATCCAATCTATCTGTCACGAAACATATAAAACATAGCAACTCAGTATGTATTAAACCGTGATCTCCTCACAGTCGCATGTAGCTGCACACATCCGCGCACGCATAAAGACAAACACATAACACCGTCTGAGACCGCCGTAAATAGCCCTAGGACCGCGCAAAACTATCGCTGCAAGGAAAACCCTATGCACAAGACAAAATACTGGGATGGAATGGCATATTATTAGACCTATACACGCAAGGTAGCCTATGGTATACTCAATACATACAAAGAAGAGGTGTATTATGAAATATTCACTGTATATTATTTCCGCTATCATTTTCCTTGTAGTGTATTTCTTATCATTTGCGGCTATCATGTTGATCGGCTCTCTTATTTTCCCTGACATTTGGAAGTGGTCAACGCATACACATCCATTCCTGAAAATACTTGTTGTTCCTTATTTCGGTATAATTTTGGCTATAACTATAACCATTCACAACAAATTAAAAATTTATGTAGCAGAACATGGCGTGAAAGAAGCTGCAATAGGATTCTTTCAGATTTTGGGCGTCGCCTTCCTAATGCTCCTACATATCGCTAATCTTCTCATAAGAATCTTATTTCCTCTAGCCGTCATATATTTGGCTTATCATTTCTTGACACATTGAAACAAATAGAACAGAGCCCTACACAATGCAGATCGTTGCAGCGTGTAGGGCTTTTTGTTGTCTTTTATTTTGTGTCTTTCTGCTGCTCTCTCAACCATTTTTTCAATAACATCATCGTTAGGGCTGATAGTGTTAAACCCGCTTCATCCGCTGCCTTTTCAATTTCAGTCTTGAATTCTTTGTCAATACGGATGTTTAATCGCTTGTCTTTTGTGTCCTTCATTCTGTCACCTCCTAAAATGTGCTACCATTGGTATAAGTATAGCATAAACGATTTTTTTTGTCATTCAAAAACTTTTTCAAAAATGGGTTGACATTGGTATGACAATTTGTTATTATACAGGTGTCGCAAGGGAAAAACGCAAAACCCAAACGACAAAAAATTTTCAAAAGTTTTGTCCTACCAACGGTATTACAGAAAAGGAGACGATCATCATGAAAGACACACTCACATTAGAGCGCGAACTGCTCACCACACGCGCATTGCTCGCAAGACAGGAAGCGAATGTCACGGCTCTGCTTGCACGGATTGACGAATTGGAAAACCTCTATCATAAGAGCTTGGAAGCTTATGCAGAAGAGCGGAAGGAGCATGAAGCCGTGTTAGAGACAGAGGAGAAGCGTCGTTGGGCGTTGGAGGATGAAAATAACGAGCTGCGAGCACGCGTCGCGGAACTGGAAGCAGAGCGGGACGCTCTCGACGACGAAGAGGACGCGAACGTCTACACAAGCGACACCGGAAAACACTTCGCGCTGCAGCAGCAGCCCTACCTCGACGGCGCAGCAGACACGCGCGGATATTACACCGCAACGGCGACGTGCCGGGAAGACGGGCGTACCTATCGCCTCTATTGGGACATCCTCGACGACTACGACGCAGCGGCCGGCGACGAATCCAATGCGTGCGATTGGGACACCATCGCGTATTATGAGGTGATCGGCTAATCATGACTAGGCGGGCAAAGAGAGCAGTGTCAAGCGTCCCTTGCTCTAGCCCGAAAGATAGGCACAAAACACACTAGGAGGATGATGAAAATGATGAAAGCATTGAAAACGCTCGTAGAGAGCAAGAAGCAGCAACGTGTAGGTAACCACGCGGTTATGTTCTGCGACATTCCGCATAACGGTGCAGCCTTGCGAATCCTCCACATCATGCAGGGCGCGACGCGGGCCTTCTCCTATCACGATAGCTTCATCTGCCACGTAGACGATGAGCGGCGTCGCGTCTACCTCACGAATTGCGGGTTTAGCACCACGAGCACCACGAGGGCGCTTAACGAATATCGCCGCTATTTCGTGGATGAATGCGGATACGAGGAGATCAAGGATATCTAATAGGGGGGATGTAGCCGGATGTAAATAGTGCCATCGCTGCCATAGCAAGGAGGATTCAGAGTTATTTGTCTCCTCCTTGTGTCAAAATCGGTGTCCATCGCGCTAATACGCAATTTGCAACCTAGCGCAAAGCCTGATAAAGTTTAGAACAGAAGTTTTAAGAACATGTAAACGAAAAAGGAGCATGCAACCATGAAGAACTACTTGAACGACCTCGAAAAAGATGTCCTTTCCCGTATGATCGATAACCTCGACGCCCTCGAAGGCCGCGAGGGTTACGTATCAGAGCTTGCCTTCACACTGTTTGAGAATGAGAACATCAACGGCTCTATGACCTACAGCACCTACAAGGCATCGCAGTGGATTATGGAGAACTTCCACGACCTCGGCGACGTTGTCGAGGACATGGCAGCAGACTGGGACATTACGCCGAACCCGTTCAGCAACCCCGAAGTTTTCATGGTGCAAGTCGTTCTCTACCTCGCAGAGCAGCTTGTCTATACGAGTGACTACCTGCTGCGCGGACGTGATGAGGAGGAGATCGACGCAATCACCTATGATGAGGAGACAATCGCCCTCATCCGGCGCGAATGGGAAGAAGCGCTGAACGACTAGGAGCAACGAAGGAGGGGGCGCAAGCTCCTTGTGTCTCCTCCATGATCGAGGAAATTAGGATTTGCTACTAAAAAGGAGAATGCGAAATGTATACCGTGGAGGAATTGAAAGCTGCTGCCGATCGATTGGAAATGATGGGCTGCGAACTGGGAAAAACCTTGTATGAAGGGGAAGGGAAGAAGTTTGTGGTGCTCCCTGCTTTTCACGGGGATAAGGAAAAGGGGCTTGCCTATCTCGTGCAGGAAGCAGACGAAAACGAGACAGACATCCGTGTGTTTGGGGCTCGTATCTGCTACATCGACGATCTCAACACAGGCTATTCACAGGACTTGGAGGATTACAAAAAATTCGATATCCAGAGCGTGGTGCAGCACCTGAAAAATAAGCGCGAACGTGAAGCTCGTGAAGCCCGTGAAGCAGCTACAGAAGCTGAACGAATCCGCTTCCATGGCTTCACAGATGGTATGACACCAATGCAAAAAGGACGCATTGTCAAGACACTTGACAAACTGTACCGCTATAGAGCGGAAGAAGGGTTGAACATAAAAGGCGGTATCATGAGCCGCGCGGTGCGCATGGAGCAGCTCTATAAAGCGGGCTGTACTGTAAGGACACGCAAGGACGCACAAGGTAAAACGGAATACTGGATAGACGTAACACCTAATCGTGGCTACATCGTTACAAAGACCGAATACGAATACTTCAAGTATCTTGAAAGTAAGTCCATCTAATCCTGAAAGCAGAGAAGCGAGGAGACATAAATCTTGTGTCTCCTCCAACACAAGACAAATCAAGGAGGAAAAATCATGTCACCAATCACAGCCACAAACCTCACCAGTGCTTTTCCGTACATCATCCAAGTACCGGAAGAAGCGAACAGCTTGCTTTTTGCGGGCAAGAAGATGAATTTCTACCTCACGCGCCACGAAGCGTCGAGCGTCTACGTGGTAGATGGCTTTGTCGCTATCCTCGCATATAACAAGAAGATCAAGGGCGCATATCACGTAACGCGCGATTTGTGGGAAAAAGTCAAGCACGAAGAAAGATGTCACAGCGCTGAAAGTGCTATCCAGAAGCTCTGTTTTGAAGCCGTTCGTCTTATCCAGATCGCGCAGTACAACAAATAGTTCTAGGAGGTAAACACTATGTCTACTATACATACTTATACGCCTGTATGGTTGAAAAAATATTTCGACACTGATGAGGTCAAATATGCGCGTGTGCCTGTAATTACAAGAGAATGTACAGCACGCGGACGTATCAATAATATGTGCTGCCTCACGCAGCCGTTCAGAACATTTGAAGAAGCACAAAAGTATCTGCTCGAACATCTTTGCTATTCCCGTGTATTCCAATTAAAGGATGAGCACGTCGACTGTTATGAGGTCTGGGAATTTGCGGTCTTAACAGACAAGGGAATCATTGGATTCATGTCGGGGGATGTGGATGAATTTGCAACAACACATAAAACTACCCCACTTTGGGTAAGAGTTCGTAACAAAGAAATTTTGAAAGAAATGCAAATGCACAGTAGAAAATAGGCTATTTGTCCTAGAGAAGGGAGGTGATAACACAGGTTTCTATTTTTTATGCATAAAAAAGAACATCAGCTCTATATTCTAGGTGGAACACAAGTCAGAGAAAAACAAGGAGACAAACAAATGAGTGACTATCAGACATATAAAACCCAATACGGCGACCTCTACGACGCGCAGCTGCTGCTCGAAGATGAATCCAAGCACTACGCAGAAGAACGCATGCGCGTCATCCTAGAGGAGGCCCGGCGCAGCGGAGAGGCAGGGCAGGGGCGGGTTGCCGGGCGGCCCCTGGGCCCCACACGGGAGACCAGCCGGGCCAACATCCACGCACTCATCGAGAGCGTCCAGCACCCGACAAAATCCGTTCGCGGTAACTATCGACAGCCGATGAACGACCTCATCCGCATCTACCGGAAAAAGCTAGATCAGCTAGAGGACACGCTCACCCTGATCGGCCACAGCACAGCCATCGGATGTGCCCTGCTCGGCCACGACATCAGCGCACGCAGCATCTCCAACGTCGCCTTGCAGATCGGGCGCCTCGTCCGGCAGGAGGCAAGCGTCGAGCGTTACTTCCAGTGGGCCGCAGAGGATGGAGACATAGACCCAAAAGCCCTCGAAAAATCAATGGACAAAGGCATCTCCCAGCGCGTCCGGGCATCCTACCGCATCACCTACGCCGTCAACCGCATGCACAAGGCGGGCTTCGCAGGGCTCAAATGGGACAAAAAAAGAGACATCGCCCTCGGTGCCAAAATCCTCGAAATGATCGTCGCGGGCAGCGCCTACTATGAGACAAAAAACATCTCATACAGCAACCAAAAGGTTACCTGCCTCTACCCCTCCGAATGGTTCGAAGAGGCATGGTTCCGGAACGAAAGCAACCTGATCGCCGGGGCCGTTCAGTACCTGCCCACCATCATCCCGCCGCGTCCATGGACCAGTCCGCAGACAGGCGGCTACTACGGAGCCTCCATGCTCGGCGTCCGTCTCATCCGCATGGAGCGCAGCGACAGTCCCGCCATCACAGCCTACATCAACAAGCTTGGCGTCATCAACCTCGACAAGATTTATGACGTACTCAACGCCATGCAGCAAACTCCGTTTGTCATCAACAAAGACATCCTGCGCATCCTCCAAGACATCTACAACACCGGAGGCGAACTCGGAGGCGTCCCGCGCACCGAACCCATCCCGCAGCTGCCCAACCTTCCCGACGACACACCTGCCGCCACAGTCAAAGAGCACAAGCGGAAAATGACCGCCATCTACAAGCAAGAGGAGGCTCGAAAAAGCAAAGCCCTTCGTTGCAAGGCGGCCCTCATGACCGCAGAACGCTTCGCGCAGTATGAGAAAATATACTTCCCGTGGAACATCGACTATCGAGGGCGCTGCTACCCCATCCCGACCGCGCTCAGCCCGCAGGGGGATGACATACAAAAGGCCCTGATACTCTTTGCAGAGCCGTCACCTCTTACAGCGGAGGAGGACACAAAATGGCTCGCAATCCACGGGGCAAACCTTGCAGGGCGGGACAAGATCACATTCGCCGAACGCATCCAGTGGATAGAGGACAACAAGGATAACATCCTTGCATCCGCAGCAGACCCGCTTGGCTGCACATGGTGGTCTGATATTGCCAAGAATGACTACCCCATGGAATTCCTTGCTTTTTGTCTTGAATGGAAGCGGCTCCTTGACTACAAGGCGCAGCACGGCACCGCCGTCGGCTTTATGTCTAGCCTTCCCGTCGCATTTGACGGCACCTGCTCAGGCCTTCAGCACTTCTCCGGGCTGCTGCGGGATGAGATTGGCGGCGCCGCCGTCAACCTACTGCCGAGTGACCATGTACAGGATATCTACAGCATCGTAGCAGACAAGGTCAACAAGGTGCTGCTCCAAGACGCACAGACCGGCACAGAGGACAACTGGAGATACAACAAAGACGGCACCGTCCGCACCGACGACAACGGCAACCAGCTGCGGGCCTACGGCACAAAGACACTCGCACAAAACTGGGTGAACTTCAACCGTACGAAATATGGCACCGACGGCATCACCCGCAAGGTATGCAAGCGCAGCGTCATGACCCTTGCATACGGAAGCCGGAAATATGGCTTCCGGGAGAACCTTCTCAGCGACATCATCCGCCCATTCGCCCTCGACCATCCCGAGGACAACCCATTCATCTCGCAGACACAGGCCGCCACATACATGGCACGCCTCATCTGGGATGCTGTCGGCACAACCGTTGTCAAGGCCGTTGAGGGCATGGCATGGCTCCAAAAAGTCGCCAACCGCATATGCAGCGGTAACCACGTCGTCACATGGACCACCCCGAACGGCCTTCCAGTGCAACAAAACTACATGGTGCGCGAAGATCACGTCATCCAACTGCGCTTCAACAAAGCCCGCGTCCGTTTCTACACACAGACCGAGCAGGAAGGGCAGGTAGACACAAGGAGACAGGCACAGGCCATCGCACCCAACTTCATTCACAGCATGGATGCAGCGCACTTGCAGAGAGTTGTCAAGAGTGAATTTGATCGCGGCAACCAAAACTTCATGATGATACATGATAGTTTCGGCACTGACGCAGCCCACGCAGGGAGCCTCTTCCGGACCATCCGAGAGGAGTTTGTCAACCTCTACAAAGACCAGAACCACCTTCAAACCTTCCTGCATCAAGTATCCTACCTCATCAATGAGGATGATGTCGATAAGGTTCCTAATCTTCCGAAGTTTGGAAATTTAAACCTTGAAGAAGTCAAGAAATCAGACTTTTGCTTCGCGTAAGACAGATATGCGCAT